AAATGGGAGGTGGTCTTCTACAATTAGTTGCTTATGGTGCACAGGATGTTTATTTAACTGGAAATCCTCAAATTACATTTTTCAAGGTTGTTTATCGCAGACACACCAACTTTGCAATTGAAGCAATAGAACAAACTTTTAATGGTACTGCTGGATATGGTCAAAGAGTAACCTGTCAAATTTCAAGAAATGGTGATTTAATTCATCGTGTATATCTTCAAGTTGATTTAGGTGCTACTAATACAGATTATTTATGTAAATTTTTTGGTTTAAGACTTATAAATTACGTAGAATTAGAAATTGGCGGACAACGTATTGATAAACATTATTCTCATTGGTTATATATTTGGAATGAATTATCATTACCTATGTCTAAACGTATGGGTTATAATGATATGGTTGGTGCATATGGTGGTAGAGTTTATAATGGAACAGGTGTTGAAACTATAAATCCTATGAATAGATATTTATATATTCCATTAGAATTCTGGTTTTGTAGAAATGTAGGCTTAGCTTTACCATTAATTGCTTTACAATATCACGAAGTTAAAATCAATATTAACTTTGAAGCTGCTTCAAAATGTGGTGGTAATATTTTTGCTTCTGCAACTCCTAATACTTTTACAGCCACAGATCCTACAAAATCATTTACAGCTTCATTATGGGTAGATTATATCTTCTTAGATACAGATGAAAGAAGACGATTCGCTCAATTATCTCATGAATATTTAATCGAACAATTACAATTTACAGGTCAAGAATCTGTTAGTGCTACATCAATAAAACCTAAATTAAATTTTAATCATCCTGTAAAAGAATTAATTTGGGTTGTTACAAATAATAATGCTGATAATAACAATTGGATGAATTATACAATAACAGCTGATGATAAAGGTACTACCACAACAGTAATGCCTAAAAGATTAGTAATTGAAACTACTGGTACTGGTGCCGCAGCTACATTCTCTGATAATAATTATTATAGAATGAAAGATAAATTACAACCACAAACTAACTCTGAATTAAATCATACATATTCAGCTAAATTATCATTAAACGGTAATGATCGTTTTAGTCAAAGACAAGGTTCTTATTTCAATTTAATCCAACCTTATCAACATCATGAAAATATACCTACTAATGCTGGTATAAATGTTTATTCTTTCGCATTAAAACCTGAAGAACATCAACCCAGCGGCACACTTAATATGTCTCGTATTGATTCAGCTGTATTAACACTTAATTTAACTCATGATGTTAGAAATTTCAGTCAAACAGATTATGCAACTGTTCCTCACAGCTTATATGTATTTGCCGTTAATTATAATGTTCTCCGTATCTTATCTGGAATGGGTGGTCTTGCTTACAGTAATTAAATTTTACTATACAACATTTATTATATAACATTTTTTTTCTCCTATTATAGTATAAAGAATATAGCATAAATGGGAGGTGGTCTTCTACAATTAGTTGCTTATGGTGCACAGGATGTTTATTTAACTGGAAATCCTCAAATTACATTTTTCAAGGTTGTTTATCGCAGACACACCAACTTTGCAATTGAAGCAATTCAACAATCATTTAATGGTAATAATAGTTTCGGTTCTCGTGTAAGCATACAAATTACAAGAAATGGTGATTTAATTCATCGTACATATTTCTACGCTACAATAAAAAATAATACAACTAAAGGAACTGGTGCTACTGAAGCTGGTGGTATTGCTTTAGTACCTTATTTCGGTCATAAATTATTAAAAACTATTGAATTAGAAATTGGAGGACAACGTATCGATAAACATTATTCTGAATGGTTATATATTTGGAATGAATTAACATTACCATCAGGTAAAAAAGAAGGTTATCAATTAATGGTAGGTGGTGATAAATATAATAGATCTATATATTTAGGTCCTCAAGAAACTTATGAATTATACGTTCCTTTAGAATTCTGGTTTTGCAGAAATGTTGGTCTTGCTCTTCCTTTAATTGCTTTACAATATCATGAAGTTAAAATTAATATAGAATATGCTTCTGTAACAGAAATATATGATAATTCTACTAATTTATGTAATAGAGCTATGGAATTAAAAGGTGGTGATGGAACAACAGCACTTACCTATCCTGTTCTTAATAATCAATTAGCAGGTTCTTCTACAGCTTCATCTAAATTATCTTTAGATAATGTATCTATGTGGGTAGATTATATTTTCTTAGATACAGATGAAAGAAGACGTTTCGCTCAATTATCTCATGAATATTTAATTGAACAATTACAATTTACAGGTGCTGATAGCATAACAGCTACAACATCACCATCGTCTATGAAATCTGTTAGATTAAATTTTAATCATCCAGTAAAAGAATTAATATGGGTAATACATCCTACTGTCGATGATAATACTTATCCTGATGGAAAACCATATTGGAATAATTTCTCTGATGCTAAGAGTGGTAATGCTCCAAATGAATATGCTATTTTACAAAATCCAGTAATGCAAGCTAAACTTCAATTAAATGGAAATGATCGTTTCAGTGAAAGAAATGGCAAATATTTCTGTACCGTACAACCTTATCAACATCACGAAAATTGTCCAAATAATTTCCATCCAGGTATTAATGTATATTCATTTGCAATCAAGCCTGAAGAACATCAACCAAGTGGCACACTTAACATGTCTCGTATTGATGTAGCTAACTTATCACTATCATCATCTGTTTCTGGAAATATTTATGTATATGCTGTAAATTACAATGTCCTCCGTATCCTTTCTGGTATGGGTGGTCTTGCGTATTCCAATTAAATTTACCATATCATTATCGTCTCATTTTTTTACATTACAATTAAATATTGTGTTAATTTCTTATATGGTTTTTATGTCATACTTTTGATTTTGAAAAATATTAGTTTTATCAATTAATATAAATAAAAAAATGATAATTAATTATGTATTTTATAATACATAATGGAAACTACAAATACTACTCTTAAACTAAAATGTTCTGGGTGTCATATTTATTTTATATCAACTGAATTAAAATCTTCTGGACTTCCTTATAAAAGTTGTAAAAAATGTAGAACAAAAAGACTTTGCGAACATAATAAAAGTAAATCAATATGTAAAGAATGTGGTGGTAGTTCTATATGCGAACACAATAGAGTAAAATCAAGATGTAAAGAATGTGGTGGTTGTTCTATATGCGAACACAATAGAGTAAAATCAGTATGTAAAGAATGTTGTGGTGGTTCTATATGCGAACACAATAGAGAAAAATCAACTTGTAAAGAATGTGGTGGTGGTTCTATATGCGAACATAATAGAAGAAAATCACAATGTAAAGAATGTGGTGGTAGTTCTATATGCGAACATAATAGAATTAAATCCAGTTGTAAAGAATGTGGTGGTGGTTCTATATGCGAACATAATAGAATTAAATCACAATGTAAAGAATGTGGTGGTAGTTCTATATGCGAACATAATAGATTTAAATCAAGTTGTAAAGAATGTAGCGGTAGTTCTATATGCGAACATAATAGAATTAAATCAAGTTGTAAAGAATGTGGCGGTAGTTCTATATGCGAACATAATAGATTTAAATCAAGTTGTAAAGAATGTGGTGGTGGTTCTATATGCGAACATAATAGAATAATATCAATATGTAAAGAATGCGGTGGTGGTTCTATATGCGAACATAATAGAGAAAAATCAAGTTGTAAAGAATGTAATTTTAAATTATATTTAGTAAAACTCCAACGAAATCAAATAAAAAGATGCTTTAAATCATCTACATTAGACAAAAATAAACATAGTATAGAATATTTAGGGTGTTCTATTGAAATTCTTATTAAAATGTTTGATAAAAAAATCGAATATTTTAATACATTTTTAGCAACTGATACTATAATGACTTGGGATAACATCCATATAGACCATATTAAACCTGTATCTTCGTTTGATTTAGATAATGAAGTAGAGTTTTTAGATTGTTGTCATTATACAAATCTACAACCTTTACTTGCTGTTGATAATTTAAACAAAAGTGATAAATGGAATGATAATAAAAATAAATATTGGTTAGATAATATTAAGGGGAAAGAAACTTATTATGAAATTTATATGTAATTTATAATAACTGTCAAAAAAAGAAGCAGCTACTGAATTTAATGTAGCACCAGCATTAAAAAGAAATAATAGATCTAATGGTGGATATTGGTATTATTGGAATGATATTCCACAAGATATTAGAGATGATTATACAAATTATAATAAATTACCAGATAGATTATATTTATCAACATCAATAAAAGTTCAAAAAATAAATCCAGATACAAATGAAATTATCAAAACATATAATTCAATACAAGAAGTGCAAAAAATATATCAATTTAGTAGAATATCTTTAAAAAATGCATCAAATAATGGTACAGTAGTTAAAAATTATTTATGGAAAATATTATATACACATTATTAACTTTATTGTTGATGCCATTAAAGAATTAAAAATAGCACAAAAAATTATTAAATCTCATAATGCTAATAATACCATTTATAATGGTTATAAAATTCAAATAGTTTAATAAAGAAACGACACAAAACCCACAATAATAACAAAAATTAGAATTATTAAATATAATTTCATTAATAAAATATCAGTTTTAATAGAAGATGTGCTAAATAAATTAGTCTTTTCATTTATAATTTTTTTTATATGTACAAAATGGTCTATATCATTAATATTATTCCAACCATATAATACTGTTATTATCAATAAAGCGATACCCATTAATTTAACATATGGTTTTAGGGTAACATTATCAAATAATACAGATGATGTTCCACTGCCTAATATTGCTAAAGCTACAACAGAACTTGTGAATATATTACGTATCGATGATACAAATATGCTATATTTTGTTAAAACCATCGTATCGTGTGGATTAGGATGAGATGGATTCATATTCATTATTTACTATTTATTATTATTATTTTTAATTTTATAATTTGATAAAATAATATACTAAAAATATAGTAACAGATTAAATAATGTTTGACGATATTAAAGTAATATTGTTTATACTTTATCCATTAATTATTGGTTCATCATTAGGATTTATTTTTAAACCTGATAAATGGTTTAAAATAATTAAAAAACCTTCATTTATGCCTCCACCATTTGTATTTCAATTTGGATGGACTATATTATATTTATTAATAGGTATATCATCTTATTATGGTTATTATCATAAAGATTATAGATATTGGATATTACCAACAATACATATAATAATAAACTTTATGTTCTCACCAGTAATGTTCGGCATGCATAATTTATTAGGTGGATTTTTATTTACATTATTTACATTAATTACAGCCATATTAGTTATATTACAATATTATTATACCAAAGCAAATATGTTATCAATTTATTTATTAATACCTTATATAATGTGGTTAATATTTGCTACTATATTAGCATATACTACTTATATTATGAATAACTAAAAATATATTTAAGATTATTTTTATATGTTATATTATAAATGCTCGAAACAGTAGAAGGTTCTAATGGTGATGTATGGTTTGTATTTAATGGTAAGCCGATATTATATATAGATGAATATGGTTCATTAACAGTTTCTGGTAATGTAACAGCATTTGGTAATATTCCTATTATACCATTATCACCATTAAATAATAAACAAACTCTTATTACTGATTATTATATAAATAAAATATAAAAATATAATTATTATAATATTTTATATTTATATTCATTATTATTTATAATAATTAAATATTATTTTCTATTTCTTTTATTTCTTCTTTTGTTAATTCAAAATATTTATAAATATTATTATCATTTATTTCATTAATATTATTAATAATATTAGGTAAATCTTGTAATACTTCTTTATTATGAAATCCACTCCATTTATTTATTTCTATATAAAATTTATATAATTTAGAATTTAATAAATTAATAATTTTATTTCCTTCTTCTTTATTTTTTACTATACAAGCAAAACAATGTCCACCTACTCCTAATATACCATTATCATAAAATGGTTTTAAATATCCACTTTCAGACATTAATATTTTCTTATCATATTGATTTTTACATATTTTAGATGAATAAACTAATTGAATACTTGTTGCTTGTATTGGATATATAAATTTATTTTTTTCTGCTCTAATTTTATATTCTTCTTGTGTTTCATTTTTATTTTTATTTAAAACATGTTTCTTATCATTACGATTATCAGGTGAGTTAAATATATTTAATTTATTATTTTTATTATTTTTAACTTTATCTATAATTTTTAAACTAATATTATTAATTAAATATGGTATATAGTCTCTTATTAATAATTCTTGATTTAATATTGTATCATAAATCTTTTTATTATATTTACAAACAACTCTTAAATTTTTATTTTTTTTATTATTTTTTTGTATTAGATAATAAATAAATTTACTTCCTACATTAAAATATTTTGAACATTCTTCTAAATTTATATAATGATAATAATAATTATCTAATACATCTTTTCTTAAATTCATATTATTTTTATTTATACTTCGTCCTGGACTAAAATATGTAGGTGGATTTATAAATAATAAATAACCATTATATAATAAATTTTTATCAGTATAATAAATAAATTTTGTATATAAATTATTTCCACCACCTTTAGAAATACCTGTTTTTGTTACTTCTTGATATGGTGGATTACCAATAACAGCATCAAATCCTTCTATTCCCCATTTTTCTTTAATATCTAATTTAAGAGTATCGCCTTCATTATAATTTAATTTATATTTTCCATAAGGGTTTAATAATAATTTTGAAATAAAGATATTAGTTTTATTTATATCACTATAATAAAGACATTCTTCTATA